CCCGCCAGAGAACATCACAATGTGTGATGTCTCCTTGTAGGGTGATTTCTTCTTATATCGCATTACTTCTTTTTCTTACCAAACTTAACCCCTGAATTGTCTTTCAAAGTAGAGTTACCGCCATTGTCCCGTATTACTCTTACAGGAAAAGGCTTACCGCCTGCTGCTACTTTGAACTGTACTACGTCTCCCTTGTTAGGCCCTTGTTCAATACTCTTAGTAAATGTAGAACCGGGTCTTAACTTCTTTACCTTTCTTGCCATATTTATCACTCCCTTCTCTGTTGTATTATAGACAGTATATCTAACCTACTCTTAGAGTCAAGATAAAACTCCAGTTTCTTTTCTGTTATATATTTCCAAGTAATATATCCGTATACAAAAGGATACTACTACCGAATACTCTGTAAGATATTAGTAATTACCAAGTAATTATCAGAACGTAGGAACAAGAGTGTGCCTATATATCAATAGTAATACTAAGATACTATACCGTACTAAAATAGGCTTGACCGAACCTCTGTAATACCTTTTAAATGTACTATTACAGCTGTAAAGGTATTATAACGTACTAACAGTATATACCGGTACATACTAATACCGTTAGTAATGTACTAATACATTACTAATGTACTAGTACATCCCTAATACCCTAATTACTAATACAGTCATAAGGGTATTAGTAACTAATACACTACAGTAGTCTATTACTAATATACATTACCAAGTAATATACTAGTAAGTAGTAATAGTCTTATAACTACTACTAATACCTTACTAATACATATACTGTTATATCTATTACTAATACATATATAATACATATATAGTAATACAGGTCTGAAATACTAATATCAGTACGTACACTCTATATATAGTAGTGAGTGTTAATGTATCTGGATGTGTGGCCGATATACTATATATAGAGATATATTAAGCAATACAGGCTATCTACAGAAAATAATTGATATATTTGCATTATTATGTTGATTATGCGCTATTTTCCTGTATACTAGTCAATAGATAGACAAATCAACTAGGGAGGTATTACAGATGAAATTAATAATTGAGGTATCAGGGAATAAGGAATTAAACGCAGAGGAATTAGAAGATTTAAAAGAGAATGTAGAAGAGGTGGCGGGTTTCGTATACGATATAAAACAAGTAATAGATTAATCTAATACCTAAGATGCTAGTCTATACGATAGCATCTATGGAATTAGATAAAACTACTAGGAGGTATTACAAATGATTACAGAAACGGAAAAAGATTTACAAGTAAGATGTGATGCACTTGTAAGACGTGAAGTGCATTATTGTATCAGTCATCTAATTAGTGAACTATCTAAAGATGACAAGTATATAGAGGAGATTATGGAGTTTTCGGCAAAGTATGACAATATTGGAGAAGATGAAGATGTTGTTGAGGCATTGGAACATTGGATAGTGTCTGATTGGTTAGCTGATAAACTATCTGGACAAGGTGAAATGATAACTAAAGACTTCATGGGTATGACTATATGGGGCAGAACTACATCCGGACAGGCCATTAGTATGGATTATGTTATCGAAAAGATAACAGAGGAACTATCATGAGGTCTGAACTTACACTATTCGTCTACCTATCAGTATTCTCTGCATCCGTAAGCTATATTGCTTACTTAGTGATTGATATGATTGGAGGGATATAGGTTATGGCTAAGTTTATAGTTAAGACTGATGGCAAAGATTCCCATGTTATTACAGTAGATAGTTACACGGATGCTAGGCATTGGGTAATTAATCATCTGGATATGTCGGATGCTCATATTATTCTCAAGATTACAGATAAAGATATTAAGAAACTAACATCTGTAAGATAGTAATATCTAAAGTCTATCGTCTTTATGACGATAGATATTAGATAAGACTAAATAGGAGGTATTAATTATGACTAAATGTTATATTAAAGATTGTGACTATAAGCCATATAAAGAGAATGGTAAGAATAAACACATCAAACCCGGTGTAGTTTATAAGAATAAAGACGGTAAACCGTCTTGTTGGTGTCATGAAAAGGGATATTATAACACAGAAACGGTTAAGTAATATCTAAAGACTAACGGTCAATGGCCGTTAGTTATTAGATAAGACTAAACTATTAGGAGGTATTGATTATGAAGTATTTTAAACTCAAATATGTAGATGGCGGTATTGATACAGTTAAAGGTAAATCATCTCTTGAAGTAATCAAAAAGTATGATTTATCTACAAAAGAACATATTAATACAAGAGTAATACAGTTAGAGGGAGAGCAAGAGGCAATAGCTATTTCAAACGATACAGAGTAATATCTAAAGTATATCGGGATAGCAACCGATATACATTAGATAAGACTATTACATTAGGGAGGTATTACATTATGAGAGATAAATGTGAACATTGTAACAGGAATACATATAGACCGTCTTATGTTAGTAAAGGCGGATTATATACTACGGAAGTAGATGGCAAATATGTTTGTTATACCTGTTGGGATAAATATGTAAAACCATATTCTGACCGGGTAAAGAGTAATTATGCCGCTATCGGTATAAATATGTAAATGGGGGGTATTAATATGGGAGATACGGAAGAAAGATGGAGTGTTGAGGTAATTAACGAAGCATTAAATAACGATGAAGTTATTAATACTATTATCAGTAAGATGATAGATAAAGACTTGGAGGTATAACAATGAAGTATATAGTATCTGGAGGATTGGGCAGATTGGGTAATCATTACCCTAAAACTGTAACAGTAAATGCTGATACAGAGTTAGATGCTAGTATGGCGGCTGTTAATGCTATAAGACACAAGATTATTCAAGAGGATTTAAACGGTGATATACAGAGTAGAATATTAAGTAAGATTGTACATATTACAGATACAGAGGAGGTATCGGTATGAACAGTAACGATACATTAGAGAATAGAATGTTACTACGTAAGATGGAAGTACATAACGACATTAGCCGGTTAAAGATTGCACTCAAGGATATTAATATGCCTATGGTTAAAAGGCGTGGTATAGGTAAAATGATTAAGAGATTACAGGTAACATACAGTATGTTATCTGGACTAGTTAAGGATGCGGAGAGATTAGGAGAGATATAATATATAGCCATCCCCCCTTGGCTAGTCTATACTGAGGCGGTGGTTGCATAGTGGTGGTGAGGTACTAATAACTTAGGAGGTATAACAATGGGATTTACAGAAGAAGCTACAAGTGATTGTTGCGGTGATACAGAATATGATGATTTTGGAGTATGTGGTGGTTGTAAAGAACACGCTGGGTTCTCCAAACAGTGTGAGGTGTGTGATGATATAGAGGGTGATTGTAAGTGCGAGAAGTGTGATTTATGTAAGGAAAGTAAACCATGTAATGAGTGTATAAAGTGCGAGGGTTGTAAAGACCCTGTAGATGTAAGAGTTACACATAGGTTTCAAGGTGTAATATTCTGTCAGTCATGCGCTGATAACTTAAAATAGGAGGGATTATGAACGAACTATCAATACACAAAGTTAAAGAGATTATTGTCTATGATACAGAAACTATGACAATAGAAGATTCCGGTAGAGAGTTTGTAGTGAGGCATATCACCATTGTTACAGACAAAGGTAGTATGGGAGTTAAGGTGTTTGCTAAAGACCGTGTTAATCTGGAACTAAAACAGGTAGAGGGGGTATGAAATGCCTTATCGTTACATTAATGCTAAGAATGTTCGGCAATCGTGCAAGGCGTTAGGTAAACGCTGTACTACATCATTTTTAGATGAATTAGAGGACAAGACAGAAGATGTAATAAAGTTAGCTGTAAAGGTAGACGGCACTGACGGTAGCGTTAGAGGTAAACATATCATTGGCATATATAATATGCTAAAAGGACTGGAGAAGTTATAAGGAGGTATTATGCTAGAAACTAGAACTAGAGTGTGGTTTGAATATCAGGATAATGTTATGACGTTAGCTAGATGGTTAGTAGATAAGAAAGACTTTACCGTAAACAATCTGTTAGACTATTTTGAACAGCCGTATAAATGGACTGATGAATACAAGGAAATGAGGGCAGCAAAAGAAGAATAGATACACTTCTTTAATTTGTCAAAATGAAGGGGGGTTTCGGATATAGTTTCCGAGGCCCTCTTTTTTACGCCCTGATGTGCCTTCCTAGCACAACCAACCCGTTTTAATACCAACATACCTTAAAGCATAGTAAATGCATTGACACACCATTAAATAGTCGGTATACTTAATCAAAAGGAGATAAGTCTATGAGTAGTAAAGAGAAACCAAAGAAGAAGTGTAAAAATTGTGGTAAAGAGTTTCCACAAGAGAGAGGATGGCAAAAGTTCTGTAACAAGGACTGTAGGTGGGAGAAGTGGAGAAGTGAATATGTCCACATTAAGCGGACAGAATACGACAGATTAAAGAGGTTAGAAAATGAAAAAGGAAAAGTTGATAGTACATAGCTATGTGAAAGGTGATTGTTTTTTTAATCACACCTGCTATGCCGAGAAACCATTTGAGAAATTAGACACGGGGTCTACAGGGGCGTTCGGTGAACTAATAGTGTGTTCGGACTTAATGTTAGACGGGTATGAGGTATTCAGAGCCGAAAGTCCAAGCACGTCTTGTGATTTAATTGCTATGAAAAACGGGATATGTTTTAGAGTAGAGGTAAAAACGTCTTCATCTGGGCTTTTTACAGGCGATTATGACGAAAGTAAATATGACATACTGGCGATGGTCGTGTCTGGTAAAAAGGTAAGGTATAACCCACCGCTTACAGCACTAAGACAAATGGATAAAAACCTAAGTAAAACCCCTAGTGAATAATCACTAGGGGTATTTTTTTGAGAGGCGTTTCATAGGTAGAGATTGTATTTATACTATTTCAATGGTCAAATCCGGGTACTTCTTCTCGAACAACTTCTGTTTAATCCTAAATACTGCATAAGCAGGTGTACTCTTATAATACTTACTAACTTTCCCGTCTTTACCTGTCGGCTTAACGTCTTCCACGTGTACACCGTCATCATCTATGTAAGTAAAGTCCGCTATATAATTGATAGCTCTATACTTTACTCCAGTCAGTTCTTTCTCATGCTTACCTAGTAATTCAAACTTAGGCTGACATACTAAACAGGTAATCACACCCTGTTCCTGTAGACTCTTGAGGTAGACATACCGTAAGCCCTCTTTCTTAGAGGCAAACTTAATACCGTCTATCTCAGTCTTTTTGTTACGGTACTTATTATACGCCATGCTTACGTCTTAATATCCGCTTAATCCAACTGTCTTTCTTATATCTCTCTAACTCTTTGGTCAGGAAGTCCACCTCTACAAGTAGTGATACATACTCTTTGTAGTAATACTCTTTCTCTACTCTCACATCTAACATACCACGCCTAATCTCTTTCCTATCCTCTATCAGACTCTTGTTCCTACCCTCTACTCTGATTAAATCTTTCATAGTCCTCTCGTGTATATCCATAAGCTCTTGATACGCCTTATATAACTGTGCTTTAGTTGCCCTCTTTACCATCTTATCATCCATCCTCATTTAAACCTCCGTGAATTTCTGAATAGTCCCTTCTAAACGAAGGGGTATATGTCCGCAGCTACCTTCTCTGTTCTTAGCGATATGCCAGTCGATTTGTGTAGTAAAGTTATTCTCCTTACTAGCTTCTTCGCCTGTACGGTGTAGTAAGAATACTTTATTGGCATCTTGTTCTAAACTACCGCTATCTCTGAGACTGGCTAGTGTCGGTACGCTGCCCTCTACACCTCTACTCAACTGAGATAACGCACAGATATGTACGTTCAAATCCTTACTCATTATCTTCAAACCTCTACTCAATGCGCCTATCTCTAAATTACGGTTATCTGCTTTAGGCGGATTCATTAACTGTAGATAGTCTATGAATACAATATCGCAACCAGTACGTTTCTTAACTTTCATAATCTTAGCTTTAACATCTGTGAGTGTTAATGTACTGGTATCATCTATCGTTAGATTGCCTTTCTCTTTCATTACCTCTCCGAACTGGTCTATCTTCTGTCTATCTAACGGGTTATCTAGTACAGTACCATCGGTTAAGCTAGTATGGTTTACGCCTGAACCAAGAGATAACAGTCTGTAGAGTATTGAGTCACATCCCATTTCCATAGAGAATATGACAGCCTTACGGTCTTGATTAAGGACTATATCTTTAACCATATTCACGACTGCTAGAGATTTTCCAACAGATGTCCTAGCTCCGATAATAGTCAGTTGTCCCGGTAACAGTCCTACTACGTGTTGGTCAACCCCTGTAAACCCAGTCTTAATACCATAATCGCCTAACTTCTTTAGCTGTACCATACGGTTCATACAGTGTTCAGTGGCTTCCGCTATTCCAGACATATTACCGTCATCAGAATCGCCTACTACCTCTTGGACATTACTCTCTATAAGTGTATTCAGGTCTGTAATATCTCCGACTTCTAACAGGCGATTACTAATAATGTTCATCTTATCCTGTAACAGTCTCTTCTTAGCTTCTAACTTTATTATATCTGCGTAGTGTGATAGCGAGTCTGTATCGGTATACTGTAAGCTCAAGTCCTGTAGGTACGCAAATGGCGTATCTAATCTGCTTATATCCCCGGTCAACTCTAACTGCCTCTTAACATTAACAATATCTATCGGTTCGTCTTTATCAAACAACTGTTGCATAGCACCGTAGACACACCCTACAGATGTAACATAAAAGTCATTAGGGTCTACCTCATTGATATGCTCTACTAAACTACCGTTACAGTTGAACAGACTACCTACGAATAACTGTTCGGCTTCTTGGTTACAGTGTATTTCAGTCATTTGGCCCCACACTTTCTCAGTTCGCTGCGGATTTTGTCTTTCTGTGTTTCCACCATCTCTGACAACTTTATACCATCTGTTACATCATAATATTCTATCGAGCCGTAATAATCCACGACAGCCACTATGTCGGACTTGCCGTCCTGATAAACACTCTCAGAACAAGTTCTATAACGTCTAACCTTTACCTCTATTCTAAAACATTTGCCGTCTAATAATGCAATCAAATCGCAAGACGTATTTGGACTGTGAGAACGAAACACCTCAAACCCATTTCGCATCATATCCACACTTACCTCTAACTCTCCAACCGCCCCGGTGGTTAGCGGTGTAACTACGCCCTTAAATCTACCACCTTTATTCAACTCATCCTTAGTTCTGTTGTCTGGTGTTTTTCCGCTATGATTGTAAAACGCCATTAGTCTATCCTCACGGTCTTAGCTATATCAGCTATAAAGTTATCCATCTTTGCCTTGTTCATGGTTTGCTCTGACGGCTGTATAATATCCTCTGGCTCTTTAAGCGGTTCTGTTATAACGTTATTAGTTATATTAGAAGAGGGAGATGAAGATGAAGTAGAAGATGAAGGGTTCGTTTTGGTTACCCCGTTGGTTGAACCTAGGTTCGTTTTGTTACGCCTTGCTACTCCTGACTTTACACCGTTTTCAGAACACTGCTTACTTCTTAGACGTTGTTTATTTTTTTCTAATCTCAGTCGTTTGTTAAATAAAAACGCCTTATTTCGTTGGTCAACTGGGAATACTAACAGCATTTTACTCTTGTTTGCCACCCATTCATCATACCCAAGACCAGACCATACGCCTAGTGTTTTATCGCAGTTTGGGACTCTGCATTTGGGGTCTTGCCAAGCATAACACATCAGGTCTATATAAGCACCTTTGAGTGCAGGTGGGAATGTTACCAATACTCTGTCACTTAACCAGTCATTTCCGTAGAATTGGAACGCCGGGGATTTTTGTTTCTTAGGCATTGTTATCACCGACCATTATAGCCTTTTGTTCTAAATGACGCGCTTGGTGGCACGTCTGGCATAGCCATTTGACATCAAGCTGTTTACTATAATCATCGTGATGCCCCTGTACTTTACACATTTCTTTGCAACTTTCACACGTCTCTGGTCTTTTTATGTTGCCGACTTTGACGTGGTAATGCACCCGCTTGTGCGCCAAAACCTTGTCTCTATTTCTTTTCTTCCATTCGTATGCACCGTTGGTATGAGCAGCCATAACCTCTTTATCTGCTCTCCTGTATGTACGTTTTCTCTCTGCCCTACACATATTACAGAAATTTAGATGCCCGTCTTTACACTTCTGCATTCTCGGAAATTGCTCCAGTGGTTTATTTCTCCCACAAGTATTACAAGTTTTCATAATTCCCACTCTCCTGTTAAAAAGTAAGCCACGCTCCAATAGCGATAGAGTTAATCGGCGTGACTGCAGAGTCGAGGAACGTGGCTTCTATACTCTTTAAAGAAAGTGTATTTCTTCCAACTCGTATCGATTTCCAACTCTGCACTTAATTCCTACCGAACTATACTATCTATGTCAACCTAAATGTGCCGCCACTTCTCCCGCCTGACTACCATACCGATAAGCCGAGGGCTTACCTTGTAATCTCTAGCCAATACCGCCTGTGTAATACCTTCCTTATATAGTACACGTATCTCTATGACATCTTTTCCAGTCAGTTTACTCCTACCGTTATTCTCACCTTTAACGTTTATCCCTAGTTCCATCTTCATCTTCTTAGACTGACTGACGGATACAGCTACCAGATGCTTAGGGTTAACACACCCTAAGTTACCGCACCTGCTAGTTACTATACCCCCCGTAGGTATAGGTCTTTTACAGTAGTTATGGTAAGCCCAACGCCTCGCACTGATACCAGTCGAACCTGCCCGGAACTGTGGGGTGGTATTACTGTAGTGTCCAGTCCATATATGACAGCCCTTAGTCTTTTGAACGTGTGACATAAACCTTTTCTCAACTCTGTTCATCTAGCAGTTCCTTATTCTCGTATATGTTTCCTATTACTTCTACGGTATGTCTGCTATCTTCCTGACCCAATTCCCTTTCCGAGTCCCACCCTTTTTCCCAGTCTATTCCATCTTTTGCAATTCCGTTATGACGTCCCTGTGGATAAAACTCCCAACCCCAAACATATTCATTCCAATCAACGATACAGGTGTATTGTTTTTCAACGCCATACTTTCCGTAAGATATATTATCCTCTGTTATGTCTACTGTAACTATATCCCCCTCGTATATCTCCTTACCGTTCTTATCTTTAAGCCCTGTGTATTGTTGGATGTCTTCAAACGAACCACACCTGTGTATATCTTCTTTGGCATAGTCTAAGTATCTAAACTCGTCGCCATCCCACGCTCTAAACTTTATCTCTCTCATTTTAACTTATACCTTTCATCTGCGTGTTTGAAACAATAGCTCATATATCTTATCGCTACCCTATTACAGTCTGATATATGGCATATATGCACTGTCTTAGGCTCTTTAACTGTAGGCAGTACCACATGGTCATAAGGGTTCTGTGCTTTCTCATTAGTCAAGGCAGCCTGAGTCTCCATCGGACTTGTCCGGGTGTGTCAGACTCTCTACCGCCTGTAACACTATCAGTGTTTCCAGACCTGTAACAGTAATTACTAATGTATCCGTCTTGTCTTTAGTGATTAATCCCATATTCGATAGCTTATCTAAGCTGTCGGATAAATCATCGTAGCTTTCAAATAACTCTGATAGTCGTTCTCCCATTTCCCTATCTCCTTTATAAAGTTGGTGGTGGCAGTTGGTCTGCATTAATAGCTATCAGTTGGTCTATAGCCACGACTGATATATTACTAACAGGCTACCACGCCACACCACCGTTGGTCTGATTCTTAACGACCACAAACATATATTATTTCTTTTTCTTCTTAGCTTTACGTTCCCTTAACTCTTCGTTCACCTGTATCCACGCCTTAGTATTCTCTCGTAGTGTAGCCAACTTCTCTTCTAAGGCATCGTTGGTTATCCTACCTTTAGCTTTCTTTTTCTCAGCCATGTAATATCCACCCCCGGACATTTAGTATGATAGCTATCGGACATACTATCAGTAGTCCGTATGTAGATTTTGACCTTATCGTATATGTTATCCATAGGATAGACGCCGTGATAAAAAACAGGAAGCCCAGTCTCATGTAGATACCGGGACTTCCTATTAGATATATTCCTACTAACTCGCTTAGTCCCGCGAGTATTCCTAGCCATTCGTTAGAACGCAATCTCATCAGATGTAGCACTCTTAACATACTTCTTGGCCATCTTACCTTTTAGTATTGGTGCATTGGGGTTTTCATTCTCGTTCTTCCAAAACGAAAGGTCGAGTTCGTCGCCCTCTTTACAGTCAAATGGAATAACTACTGTGCCTTTAAATGCGGGTGCTTTTTCCGATGCACCGTCTTTCTTCTTCCAGAGAGCAGCCTGTCCTCTGTTGTCATACTTTTCCATCTAGTCCTCCTTTATCATCCTGATAAACATAAGCCTATCAGTGGTCTTATCGTATCTGTAAACCCTATCATAGCACTCAAACTCTTCATCGCCAAAGATTTCAAGTCTGCCCTCTTTTATTCTACCCTCTTTTAGTTTCGGGGAAAAATCGTGTGTCTCATACTCAGGCATATCCCGGTGTATCCTACCAGTATCGCCCCTAGTGTATTCGTATTGGTAGGTCATACCTTAGCCTTCCTCTTCTTAGGAGCGTTCTTAATACTAATATCCTCCAGAGCTTTTAACACATTACGGAAATGGTACTGTGTCTTAAACTCTAGGTTCACATCGTCTATGGTATACCCTAGTATATCCCACGCCTCACTTGCCTGAGTCGGTGTAAGTTTCAGCTTAGTAATATGGTACTTAATACTAGCTAGAGCCATATCCATACAGATGTTCTGGAATACGTTCTTGCTGAACCAAGTCGAAGCGGGTTCGTCTAAGTCTACATCCTGTCTGTATTTACCACAGATGTCTACAAATATATCGTTAGGCATATCACAGTCCTTACGGATACCGTCTAACATCTTCTCCTGACCCGCTGTAATGTAGCCAGTCTTATCAGCCCATAGCGGTTTCGGTACTGCACGTTCGGATACCACTTCTACCGGGGTAGACTTTATATCGGTAATCATCTCCTCGGCGTTACACGCCTGATAGCCCGCTAACTTCATAATCCAACTGAACGATAACCTAGCAGCTTTACCAGTAGCTCTGGTCTGAGCCATAGACTTAATGCTGAACTCCTTCTTACCCCACGGACTATTCTCTAAAGAAGAAGCAAGTGCCTCACCCGCACCCACTATATTTCCCTTAACGTCCCGAAGGGTAACCCGTGCTTCGTATGTACAAACTCCCTCTTTAGTCTCTGTTCTCCTACTGTAATCCACCTGTGGGAATACCCCTAGCATAGCCATCATAGTAGTCCAACCTTCACAGAAGACGTACTCTTTGCCCTGTACCTTAACCGATAACTTAGCCTGTTCAATGATAGGTGCTAACTGTTTAGCTACCGCTGTAGCCTTACCTATAATCCCGGCACTATCATCAGTACCGAATACCATATTATTAGGAACGACTTTCTCTATTTCATTTTCCATTTTGAATACCTCCTATTATTAGTATATATTGCCCGTGACTGCTGTTCGGTGTAAAACTTAGGAGGTATTACAGCAAAGAAGCGAGTCACGGGACTTGGCTTTTTTATAATTGGTTTCTGTAATACCCTCCATTTGACACAGTGTATTTCACTTTAACTTCAAAGTCAATTACATAATGCGTATAAACACAAAAACCGCCTAACCTACTAGAGGCTAGACGGTTACCTAACGGTGGTTAGTATTGAGGGATATTTTCAATCCGCGTTCGGTATATCAAATCCCAAGAAACCAATATATGCTATCATCTTGTCTGTTATCGCAACAGTCTGTCCTCTGGTTTCGGCTCTCTTTTCTTTCTCCCATATTACAGTTTTGTCGGTAGCTTCTTTAATTACATTGTAATCACCAATCTTTAACAGGGGATTAATAACGCCGATGAGTTCCGACCATCCGACACTATTGCCGCCTCTCATAGATTTCTGGTCGGTTAGGAATCTAGTCCCGGCGTCTACAACTTGGTCAAGGTCTTTCTTCTTTATGTATAGACCCTTCTCGGCTACAGCTACCTCCACATTTACCTCTCCCGAAGGTGCTACGTCTAATGTTTCGGGTACGTCTGTCTGTTTCTCACCCTTCTTCGTTGGGCGTTTGTTCTTCTCGAACACCATCTGATTCTCCTTTTAACAAAATTCGTTTCTCAAAGCAGTCCATATCGCATACATCTGCGGGTGTCTGCTCCGAGGCGTTTACGGCAGATATAACACCTGCTCGTTCAAGTGCTTCTGATACCAGTTCGGAACAGAATAACTTGTTGAAATCCTCTTTATTTTTTACTATGTCTATCTTACCGAACCCCAAGTCTATCCCGGCACGTATAGCCTGTGCCGTGTCATAGGGTTTACCCTTCTGACGGAATAACCAGTTAGTCATATTAGCCTTATCATTCAGGTCTAACTCTTCCTTCAAAGGATACAGCCATACCTCTCCGTCATACTCGTCTATCACTTTGCTCAGTACGGTAATCCCTACTCCCGCGAAACCGTTAGATAAGGTAGTAGACTCTATCAGCATATTACGTCTAGCACCCAGTTCAAAGTCTGAGTTGATTACCATACCAACGTGTGATATATCACTGAACGTGGCAGCCTTAATGATATTAGAGAAGTTACCCTTACCGTCGAAAGCTATTACATCTCCGACTTTAATATCGTTCCTGTGTTCGTAATACGGTATGCGTGTCGATGTCATCCCTCTAGTATCTCCTTAATTTTATACTTGGCATCTGTGGCTATCTTATGACCGCCCTTGCCCTTCGCCTTCTCTATATTATTAAGAGCGTCTATGGCTACGTCTAAGCCCTCTTTAAACTTGTCTGAGGATAATACACTAGCCCCGCCAAGTTTAGCAAGTAGTTCATTCGTACCGACATCGGGCAGTCCTGTGGGTATTCCCTGTGTACCCTGTAGTCCGCCGCCTAATAACATATTTAACAATAGTCTGTCTAATAACATTACTTGCCCCCTATCTTAATGTGCTTACCGTATAATACGGTTTCTCCGTCATTCATATCTACTATCTCCAGTCGGTAATTCTTATCCTTATCCATAAACATGTGTAGTATCCCAAAGGCGTGTTCCCAACTGTGCGGTCTACCGTGTAGCCACTCATTGTCCTCATGCTTAATAGATTTCAGACAGCCTAAACTGTAAGCTCTCCGTAATCCGTTGAACCCGCCCATAGCGAACCGCTGTACGCCGTGACG